ACAAACATGGCCTTACCATTGGTTTTATTGATCAGGTTTTCTTTTCTGATGTTAGTCAATGCCTGTCCATACAGCGCATAACTAACAATATTAGCCAGAACTGATTTACCCACACCATTACGGTTACCAGTATCTTCGCCACCCAAATCTAAATTGGTACCCAAAACCAAAGTAATCTGGTTTTGATCCAATATAACAGATTGTGTGACCGCACCAATTGATAAAAAATTCTTGGCCGTGACTGATTTAATTTTTAACATTTTATAGATTGTGGTAGATGTTTAGCAATTCTGCTGGATTAAATTTAGTAGAATCAATATTTTGTAATTCTTCAGCTACAATTTGATCCACACTGTGAAATTGAGTATTGAGATTCACTTCATCCTCAACACCATCTAGTGTGCTTGTACTTTGAATAAAACTTATTTCCCTGACATCATATTCATCAGTGAAAGTTTCTTTGATCTGATTGGCTTCTTCATAACTGATATCAATATCCAAGTTAACTCTGAGATGCATTTTTGATTTCATAATCTCATCTTTAGCATCTAATAGTTCGCTGAGTGCCAAAGTCCTATATTTTGGAGCATTGGGCCAATCACGATACTCAGGTTTTCCACCCCATTCTAGGATCATCATCCCACGCTCATCATCACCTGCATCAGCGTAATTGTGTGGGAATGCATTGCCAATATATACAATATTGTCTTTGGCCTGTCTTTTGTGAAAATGCCCACTGAATACATATTCTGGATTAGAGAAATGTTGGGCTTGTAGTTCACCATGATCTGGCATCTGAACTTTACTGTTCATGTAAAACAAAGGTAATTCAAAATGACCAAAAACGTATCTGCTTTTGACCTTTTTCATTGATTTCCACTCATCACCTACCAACCATGGAACCATGGTTACGCCATCAAGATCAGTGATGCCGTTTAGTACTGTCACGCCGGGGATATATTTGCCAAATGATGAACTATGGATATCACGCTTGTCTTTAAAAAAGAGATCATGATTTCCAGGAAACCAAAAAAATTGATTGAATGCTGCGCCTAACTTTTCTAGATTGCGCACACTGACATCTAATGTTAATAAATTCAAGGCATTGCGATGATGACTCCAATCGCCCATACATATGGCAGTTTCACACCCAGCCTGTTTAGCTTCTGCAATAAACCAATCTACATACTCTTCTAAATCGGTATTGTGAACAGAACTGTTGTTTTTTAAGCCATGATGTAAATCTGTCATCACAGCAACCTTCTTGAATAAATCTTGCATTACGCAAATCCCTTAAATTGTGGCAACCTAGTAATTGGTTTTCAGATATTAAACTAGATTGCCACTTCTCGTCAAGGAGTTTCTTCTTTTCCAGCAGAATAGTCAGAATCCTCTTCGTTGTCTTTTGGCATACGCATACTCTTATATAGTTCAGCTTGTCTTGCATTTTCTGCACTATATTCATTAGAATTTTGTCTTGTCAAACTAGGAGCCAATCCATAATTTTCCAGCATGTCATCTCTAATATTTTGATTTTTCTTTTCGATATTCAAAATGCGAGTAAAACTATTTGTAATAGCAGCGGTATAATAAGCAAATGGATTTTCGCTTTTACTTTCATCAAATTGTAGGCCAACCTGACTTAATTGTAAGATAGCTTGTCCACGCATTTCGTCCACATACGTATTGCCGGTAAGATAGACTTTACCATTTCTGCGGGCCATAAAGCATCCATATTCAGTTTCTGGACACCAAACTCGGCCTTTATAGTAAGTGGTAGGTACATTGGGATGTAGTTCTTTGCCACGTCCTGGATGTTTCCTACCATTGTTTTTTCCACCATGAAAGTCAATACATTCAACTCGGGAGACATTTCGTCGTTGAGAAAACAAGTTAATTACGTAAAAATAAGTTGGCTTACCAAATGATATATGATTATTCACATAATGAGAATTAGTCTTATGACCTGCTAATGCACACAATGTTTGAAACATGTTTACTCTATCTTTGTCTTTTTGGCAGAACCTACGATATTGATTGTGTCGCCATCCGTCACCATCGATCATAGTGTTGATCAACATTTCTCGTTGGTCTGCGGTGAGGTTTAATAAAAAGTCCATCGTGAAATTTTTATTAGGTAAAATATTCTCTATTTTCTTTGAATCCTCTCTGTGTATTGCAAAAGTAAGACATTTTCTATAATTATTCTCAGAATATGCATATCCCAAATCGTTTAAACAATTTCTGATACGGTCTGCTTTATTGCCTGGATTTTGATAAACTGAAATTCGTTTAATTACTTCATTGCGATCATGCTCATAACTGCCTTCAGTAACAATCCACCCGGCCAATTCAACAAAAGCATCAGCGTATTTCTTTTCTGCACTGCCAGATTCAGAAGTTCCCATCAAAATGAGACGGTCTGTTTCTTTTAGGTATTCTGCTTTGACTAATCCCCTATCCGTGACAAACTTATGATTAGGTGTAACCAATGCATCAATGCTTGTATTGGTCATATTGTGCATCAACCCATTAAAATCTCCGCGATAGATTGATTTGATCCTAGACCAAGTATTTTGACCATTATTGTAAGACAAAATCATGTCGGATTCGTTGATCTCATCAATACCCACCCACCCTCTCTGAGTCAATGCTTCTGTATCGGTATCAACACAGTAACTACGCCAATTTGAGCGTTGGGAATATCGTTCACTGAGTTTAATAAACATTCTGCCTAAATTTTCAGTGATTCTGCCATGGTCTTTGGAAAAATGCCCAGTATCAACGTCTCCAATCCAATGACTCTTTCCCACACAAACTAATTCATCTTGGTCATTGTATTTCCAATGTTGGAATGGTGGGAAGTTTACTTTTTCGTGATCATCCGCCCGTATTTTTGGGGTCTTTTTACGACCTGGGGCCAATGGAATATGATCAAATGTCATAATTCTAATAATGACATCGGCTTTTGCAATGGTTTTATAGTCTGGTGTACATTCTGAAAGTTTTATTTTCTTGTCACCATTTGCTCTGGCTTGATTGAATTTAGTAATTCCAATTCGTTTTGCTTGCGCACGCTTTGCGTCCGCCACTGTACGAATATTAATCTTGTCTAAACTCGTCAAAATGATATCATATTGCTTGTATTCTGGTTTTGTGAAACTAGAAAACGAACACTTGCTATTATGAATTTCTGTGATTAAGTCTCGATTGTTTAAATATTTTACTTTTTTTGCTAGTGGTTGAGGGGCGCTCATTTTATAATTTTCCTTATGTTACAATTATATGACATTGTACGGACAAAGTCAATAAAATTATTAACTTAGTACATTATCCTAAGGTTAAATAATATATAAGGAAAATATCATGGCTGACACTGCTGCTCTTCAACAACAATTAGATGCATCCAAAGCAACTTTATCTGGTTTGCGTAGTGATATTAATTCGGCCACAAATCAAGCGCAGTATGCATATGACGCCTATGACTTCGCAAAAAATGCACCAAATTCTGGAAGTTATGGGCTTAACGGGCAGATATTTGACAATAAAGCGGATTACGTTGCTGCCGCCGAAGCTGAATTTAATTCTAAGGTTGCTGCGAGAAAGCAAGTAGTAGCTGATTATAATGCGGAAGTTGATAATGCCAAAAGCATACAGGCACAAATAGATACTGCATCAGCGACTCCTGATACTGGAGTAACACCGACACCTACCACCACAGAACCCACAACAACTCCGGACAAGAGTGCGGAAGAAAGTGCAGCAAAAATGGAAAATTCTGAGATTGTTGGGGGGACTACTACAAACAATCAGAATCAGCAAGTTACTGATTATACTGCGAATGGAAAATCAACTTATAATTTTGATTATAACGGACCAAGAGAGGTAGAAGGGGTTAATCCGGGAGCAGAATTGGATAAGCCTACCCCGCCCGTTGTCGTGGTGAGAGATAGTCGCGGTAATGTAAAAAATCCAGATTTACGTGTAAAGATTAGGGTTCCGACAGGTTACCTCAACGATGATTTTACTAGCGCATTGGCTAGCAATGGTGGGGTATTATTCCCTTACACACCTAGTATTGAATTTGAACATAAAGCCGAATATACGTCACAAACACCGTTACACACTAATTTTACATTGAATTTTTATAAAAATAGTTCTGTAGGTTCTATATCAATAACTGGAAAATTTACAGTTCAAAATGACAAGGATGCCATTTTTTATTTGTCAACAGTGCATTTGTTAAGAGCCTTGACCAAAATGCGATTTGGGGATGACCGTAATGCTGGATCTCCTCCGCCAGTTTGTAGATTAGATGCCTATGGTACTTTTATGTTAGAAAATGTGCCAGTGGCTATTACTAGTTTTAAGAATTCATTACCTAACAATGTTGACTTTTATACATTGGGGAAAGAAAACGGTTCGGTTTTTCAAAGTCAGGTATCAGTGCCAACCATATCTGAAATTCAAGTAACTTGTCTTCCGATGTATAGTCGAGATGAAATACAGAAATTTACAGTTACTGGATGGCTTAAAAATGTGGCAACTAGAAAGCAAGGATATATGTAATGGCCACTTACAATAATGCTAGTCCTTATTATACCACTGATGCCTCATTGGGGTATTTGGATGTGATTAATTTCAGAGATATTCCCAGTCAAACTGATGATATTTTATTTCAGGTGACTAAAAACTATGAATTTCGTCCAGATTTATTGGCATTTGACTTGTATGGTAACTCGGAATTGTGGTGGGTATTTTCCGTAAGGAATAAAAGTACCATCAAAGACCCAATCTATGACATGGTGGCTGGCACAAAGATATATTTGCCAAAATTAAGTACATTACGTTCTACTTTGGGAATATAAAAATGCCAGTAGTACATAATCAAATTGGTGGGGGTGGGATTACCAAGGGAACCGTTTCTAATACTGCTCCTAAAACTGGCGCTGAAATTAAAATATCCAGTGCCACGACTAGTACCACCACGTCAACAAACAATACAGGCCCTATCGTAATAAACGGTGGCCAAAGTAACGTTCTAAACAAGTATCGATCATATAATTATAATTTTACATTGGCTGCACTGTCCAAAGATCAAGCAAATAACCCAGATTCATATAGAAGTAGTGCATTAAAATATGTTGTATTGAAATCGGGTGGCAAAGGAACAGGCGGGGTATCCACAGTATCACCAGAAACATCCACGACTCCCGGTGGTGGATTAGCAACAAATCAAGCATCCGGGACACAAATAACATCCTCATCTACTCAAAAAATGTCTACGTTTGACATAAACAGCATAATAGAGGGATTTAATCAGAACAGTCCTGGTCGGTTTGACATGTTTATTGATGATGTTGAAATAGAAACCATTATGGAGTTCGCTAAAAGTAGTGGAACTACTCAGCCTACCAAGATCTCTTTTGATGTGATTGAACCGTATAGTATTAATGGATTTATCGAGTCGATATATGTGACCGCACTAGCTGCTGGATGGCCCACTTATATGGGTGCTAGTTTTTTATTAAAAATGGAATTTTTTGGGTATACTGATGATGACGTTGCTCCGTCTAATTCGCCAACCAAAGTAGAACAATCAACTAGATATTTCATTTTTCAATTTGCTACACTGGATGTAGAAGTTACGGAAAAGGGAACAAAATACAAATGCACCGGAGTTCCAATTGAACAAATAGCGTTGGGACAAGACAATGTATTGAAAGAAACAGTTACTGCTTCTGGGAAAACAGTTGGCGAAATGTTGACTGATTTTATGAAAAATCTGAATGAGCAGATTAAGAAAAGAGATGAAAACACCAGTGGTAAAAAGAAGCCACCGGGTCATGACGTGTATGACATAAAATTTGCAACTATTGATCCATCAATGGGATTTAATTATGCTGCTAAAAATAAAATAGCATCATCTAAAATCATAGAACCCAATAAGGATGCTAAGATGTCTGCACAGCCAGACCCAGGAACGTCTACGCAGCCTGACGGGTATAAATCTGACGGACAAAAAACCCCAGCAGCACAACAAAATGCATCAAATCCAGTTAGTGTATCATTTCCAATAACTGGGAGCCCAACTGCAAGTTTTGCAGATCAAGCAGTCATTCATGAATGCATCGCGTCGGTGATCAGAGATAGCGAGTATCTACGACAATTATTAAATGATATTCAAAATAAAGCCAATGGAGTTCCAGACAAAAATGGCATGGTCGACTATTTTTTGGTCAGGGTTGAAAAAACCAACCAAACCGTGGCTAACCCATATAATAATAACATGCCTTATCAGAATTATACCTATGTGGTTACGCCATATAAGATTCATTATTATAAAGTTCCGGGATATCACAATCAAGATATTAATACATCTAATATAATAACTTTAAGAAATTATAATTACATTTATACAGGTAATAATATAGATGTTCTTAATTTCAAGTTGCAGTTTAATACCCTATTTTATGAGGCATTACCAGCTGCGATGGGAAATAGTACGGCAAAGCCATCCAAGAATACCGCAGCGCCCACTGACAATAATGATGCCAACTTTGATCCTGAAGGAACTGGTATCAATAACTATAATCAAGAAATACCAAATGCTCCTAAAAAAATAGACTCCACTCCCACTGAAACAGTGCAAGCAGGTGGGAATGCCAACCAGCCCTCGGATGATCCTTATTATAAAATGGCTAGAAACATGCATGAGGCCGTAATTAATTCTAAGGCCAGTATGATAACCGGCGAGATTGAGATTTTAGGCGATCCATTTTATTTGGTCACGGGTGGTATTGGAAATAATAATCCCAAACCATCATCAACCAACGGCGTGATCGAATATGTTGGAGAAGGTGAAGCGCCATATAATTATGGTCAATTGTTTATCAATATTCAATTTAAAAATCCAATTGATATAGATCCAGTTACTGGGCAAATGTTTTTTGACCCAAAACAAGTCCCATTTAGTGGGGTTTACAGCGTCACTACTGTTAATAGTACATTCAAAGACGGGAAATTTACACAAAGACTGCAAATCATACGTTCTCCCGGAAAAATGCAAGACGAAAAGAATAAAGAAATCAATAGTGCTGACATTGGCGGAATATTTAAGTCTATACCAAACCCAATTGATCAGACAGTTGCTGACACTACATTGGCAAATGCATTTAGTGCTAGGCCCAGTACCACTAATGATATAATTCAATCAGGTAGGGGATTGCCTAATCCCGGATTACCTGGGGTCCCTAGCAATTTTACATCAGCCTCTGGTGGATTGGGTGGATTGCCGCCACCCGATATGTTACCACAAGTTAGTGGTGCAATTAGTAATGGCGCGTCTTTGCCTACGGCTGGCTCAAATTTGTTTGGTGGCAGCATCCCCGGTGGAGTAGATCAATTGGCTTCTGGAATAAGAATGCAACAGTCAGGTTTATCTGGGCTGATTTCTCAAGCATCATCTGGATTATCATTGGCAAATAAGATAAATTCAATAATCCCACTGACGGGAACAACCAATCCATTAGTATCTAGCACGTTGGCCAAGGTCAATGCTGCTGCAAATTTATTATCAGTTACCGGGTCTGGTATTGGACAAGGTGCATCTGTATTAATTAATCAACAACCAGTAGTAGCACAAGTTCAGCAAACACCCCAAGTAACACAAACTGTTTCGGATCTACAATCACAGACGGCAGTGGTGCCATCTAATATTTCTGGAATAGTTAATCAAGTCGGCAGATCTATTACTAGTATTCTTCCAGTTTCTGGTTCATCGGGTGCAGCACTTACCAAAATAGATACAAATGTCAATAATATATCTGCATTGGTGCCACCATCATTGGGCAACATAAACAGTTCGGCAAACAATTTAGGCATTAATCCAGCACAGTTGTCTGGATTATCTCCCAATCTCACTAGTAAATTAATGGGGCAACTGGGGACTTCTGTAAATAAAATTCCAGAAAATGTTGATTTGTCTAAACTGAATGCGCAGGGAGTCGATTTGAACACAATTCCAATAAACAAATTGTCTAATTTACCAGCATCACCACCTTATGCAACGGCTCCTGCCCCAGCAGTAGATACTCAATTCTTGAACAGCGTCGTATCTAAACAAGGGGTTAGTGGATTGGCCAACGTGTATGGAGTGACTGATATATCAAAAATACCATCAAGTCAATTACCAACCAGCGAAGTTCAGTCGTTGCTGACTCAAGTGCCTACTGGATTATCCAATCCGCTTAGTCAATTAACTGGGCTATCGCAGGGTGTTCCTTCGCTTTCTGGGTCGTTGCCGTCTGTTTCAAATTTAAATCAATTGTCTGGTGCAATTCAAGGAATTTCTCCATTATCTGGATCAACATTGGCAGCAGCTACCCAAGCATCATCTAAATTGAATGGTTTATCTGATATCGCCAACAAATTAAACATTAATGCACAAAGCGCGAATATCAGCCCACTAACAAAACTATTATCGGGATAACGAATTATGCCATTTCAAGAAAGACTATCTGGAAAACTACCTTCTCCGGGCCCATTCCTAGCAGAAATAACCAACCACTTAGATCCAGATTATATGGGTAGTGTGGAAGTTGTGTTGACTAAAGGATTGACTAACTCAATCAATATTCAAGCAAATACATATCCGGTAAGGTATCTTAATCCATTTTATGGGGTCACTTCTGTTCGTAATGAAGGAACCAATAGTGGTGATTTCAATGATGTTCAAAAAAGTTATGGTATGTGGATGGTTCCGCCAGATATTGGTACCACAGTCATGGTTATTTTTATTGATGGAGATCCCAACCAAGGATTCTGGATAGGATGTGTGCAAGATAAATTCCAAAATCACATGGTTCCCGGAATTGCAGCAAGTCATCAAACTCAGATAACTGAAGAACAGAGACGCAAATATGGAACTGATTATTTGCCAGTGGGTGAATTTCTTAAAGCAACTAAAGATCTTAATAATCCCAATGTCAACTCTTATAAAAAACCTGTTCATCCATTCGCTGATAGATTGTTAGCGCAGGGATTGTTATTAGACACGGTTCGTGGAGTTACATCAAGCAGTGCAAGACGAGAAATACCCAGTAGCGTATTTGGTATATCAACTCCTGGGCCCGTTGATCAAACTGACGGCGCACAACAAGGGACATTTGGATATTCTGGAGACGAAACACGACAAATTCCAGTTACTCGATTAGGAGGAACTACTTTTGTAATGGACGACGGCGACATAAATGGTCAAAACGAATTAGTTCGTATACGAACAAGAACCGGCCACCAAATTCTCTTACACAACAGTCACGATTTAATTTATATTGCCAACAGTAAAGGCACAGCATGGATAGAATTGACGAGCAATGGTAAAATTGATATATACGCACAAGATAGCGTAAGCATACATTCAGAAAAAGATTTTAATTTCCTTGCCAATCGAGATATCAATTTTGAAGCAGGTAGAAATCTTAATATGGTAGCAAACGGCAACATGGCCCATGAAGTAGTAGGAGACCACAGTCTAGTAATTAATGGAACCAGTAAACAAAGCTGTGGAGGAAGTTTTAATTTATCAGCGGGATCGGTTGTTAGCATGCAAGCCGGTGGTCCTTATAATTTAAGTAGTGGCGGAGAAATGAGATTAACCTCCGGTGGACAATTAAGTGTCGGCGCCAGTGGTAATATTGTTGTAGCGGGTAGCAAAGTAGACATCAACGGACCTGCACCAACCGCCGCCGCCGCCCCAGAAACTCCTACTACCTTAGAAAGATTTCAATTGCCAAACCGAAGCGATATAACGTCAACTTGGGAAAACAGTCAATTTTATAAAGCAAATAATATTACTAGTATTATGCTAAGAGTGCCTACACACGAACCTTGGGATCATCATGAAAATACAGATCCTGGAAGATTCAGCCCTGATAACACTAGTGTGCAAACTCAACCTGCACAAAGTATCGGTAATCCTACTGCTCCGCCCGGTGATGTACCTGTTAATAAAAATCCACCCGCAGTGCCTACTTCTAAATCAGCATCTAGTAATGAACAATATTTAGAATCTGTACTAATTGCCGCCGGCGTAACAAATAAAGTTAAACTTGCGGCTATAATGGCACAATGCAAAATTGAAAGTGCTGGGTTTAGAGCTCTTAGAGAATATGGTAGTGGTGCTGAGTACGAAAATCGTAAAGATATAGGAAACACTCAACCTGGCGATGGTATTAAGTATGCTGGAAGAGGATTTTTACAATGTACCGGAAGAGATAATTACACAAAGATGACCAAATATTTTAAAGGTCCCGATTTTGTCAGTAACCCAGAAATAGTCCAAGAGTTAGAATGGGCCGCAAAAAGTGTGTTATGGTACTTTAACGTTTATAAACCGCCTGGGTGGTTTGTAGGATTACCAAAGGGTATAGCCAAGGACGGAACACCGATTATGAATCAAACGTATAGAGATACAGAAGAATTTTGGAGTGATGTAACTAGCGTAACAGGTTTAGTAAATGGCGGACATAACAATCTTCCAGAAAGAAAAGTAGCCTTTGAATATTACATGAAAAAATATGCCAACGGTATACCAAATGCAGGATCTACAACTGCGTCAACGTCTACCGGATCTGTAGTAGTAGTTGGCGACAGTATTGCAAAAGGAACCGGCGAAGCCCTTCAAAAACTAATCCAAGGTGTGAAGGTTAGTGCATTGATAGGTGCCGGGTCTCCTGAAATTTTAAAGAGCTATGTTCCTGCGGTAACCGGGGCCGATATTGCAGTAGTTAGTGCAGGCAGTAATGATATAGGAAAAAACTACCCTGAATCACAAACCCTCCAACAACAAAAAATACTTACCGGTAATTTGAAAAAAATAAGAACAACATTAAACGCAAAACGATACATATGGTTAGTACCCCATTTTGATATCCCGGCCAAAGTAGTGACAGATTTTGCCAATGCAAACGGAGATCAAACGGTAACTTTTGAAACTAACCCTAGAGAAAATCCCGAGCTACACCCGACTAATTATAATACCGTTGCTCAAGCGGTAAAACGACTTATCGGATAATAAACACAAATTTTGTAAAATAAATACTATCATGCCATATAAAAATTTAGAAATTACAAACAATTCAAATAAACCACAAAACACTGTTCAAACCAGTCAATTTTATCGAGGGTTTAGTTCGGTCAATAATGCTAGTCCGGATACTAGATTATATGATTTTGATATTGTCAAGCAAGATATTATAAATCAATTTAATACAAAAAAGGGCGAAAGGATTATGAATCCTGCGTTTGGTAGCATTATATGGAATTTATTAATGGAACCGTTAACTGAAAATGTAAAAACAGTATTAGTTGACGATATTACAAGAATATGTAATAGTGATCCGAGGGTAACTGTACTACAGATAGATTTAAACGAATATGAACAGGGGTATTTGTTAGAATTAACTTTAGCATTAAAAGTAACAAATCAAGCTGATAAGTTGTTGTTAAACTTTAATCAAGAAGTAGGACTTCAAGTGCGATAATATACCTATATAAAATATAAAATAAATAGGTATAACAGAATAAAAAAATTATGATCCCATCAACTAATAACCAACTCTTAGTAGCAGAAAATTGGACTAAGATTTATCAAAGCTATCGAAACGCAGACTTTCAAAGTTATGATTTTGAAACCATTCGCCGAGTAATGATTCAATATCTTCAACAGAATTATCCCGAAGATTTTAATGACTTTATTGATAGTAGTGAGTATATTGCTCTTATTGATTTAATTGCTTATTTAGGTCAAAATTTAAGTTTTCGTATCGATTTAAATGCACGTGAAAACTTTTTAGAAACTGCTAGTCGAAGAGACAGCATTTTACAGTTAGCACAATTAATTAGTTATATACCTAAAAGAAATGTTCCTGCCAACGGTTTTCTTAAAATAACTGCAATTACTACTACTGATAACGTTTATGATTCAAGCGGCAATAATTTATCAAATACAGTAGTAGGCTGGAACGATGCTACAAATAAAAATTGGTACAATCAATTTTTAACTATTTTAAACTCTAGCATGCCAGGGTCTTATGCGTTTGGCACTCCTTTGGGCAGACAAACTATAAACGGAATACTAACAGAACAGTATACAGTTAACAGCAGTAACACAAATGTTCCTATATTTTCTTTTAATAAAAATATAAACGGTACTCCGATGAACTTTGAAGTAGTTCCTTGTACCTTTAGTCAATCGTCTACAGTATACGAAGCCGCTCCTATCCCTGGATCTGATTTTAGTTTCTTATATCAAAACGATAATCAGGGATCAGGAAGCGGTAACACTGGATTTTTTGTTCATTTCCGCCAAGGGTCTCTTGGGTTATCTACATTTTCAATCACTAGCCCTGTACCTAATGAACTAATTGGTATTAATATAACAGACATTAACAATACCGATGTTTGGTTATGGCAACTAGATAGTAATAATAATTATAATACGTTATGGACTCCGGTTCCTAATATTGTTGGTAATAACATTATATACAATTCTTTAGATGTTAATCAACGGACCATTTATAGTATTACTACCCGAGATCAAGACCAAATCGATTTAAATTTTGCAGACGGTAGTTTTGGAGACTTACCTAAAGGTACATTTAATTTATTATACAGACAAAGTAATGGACTTTCCTATAATATCAAACCTGAACAAATGTCCGGCGTATCAGTAACTATTCCATATATTAATAAAAACGGCCAAGGACACAAATTAACATTAGTATTAGGATTACAGTATGCTGTATCAAATAGTGCTCCTAGCGAATCTAATGCAAGTATACAGCAAAAAGCGCCGCAGTCATATTATACACAAAATAGAATGGTAACAGGTGAAGACTATAATATTGCACCACTAACTGCTAGTACCAATATATTAAAAATAAAATCAATCGCTCGTGTAGTAAGCGGGCTTAGTAAATATTTTGAATTAAGTGATGTTAGCGGCAAGTATAGTAAAACTAATATTTTTGCATCCGATGGAATTTTTTACAAAAATGAACAGCAGTCAAACTTTGAATTTACGTTCAATAATAAAAATGATATATTAGCAGTAATTAAAAAACGAGTAGAGCCGATTGTTTCTTCAACTTCTATGCGATCATTTTATTTTGATAATTATAACAGACCTGATCTTTCCTACTACAATTTAGTTTGGCACCAAGTTAATAAAGTTTCTGGAAGTTCACGAGGATATTTTAAAAATTTAAGTACAACTACTCCGTTAGCAGTTAGTGTCGGCCCGGGCGTTTCAAACAACTTATATTATGTAACTCCAGGAGCACTGATTAAATTTCAAACTTTAGATGGAAGCAAGCATATTTGGTCAACTGTAGTTCAAGTTATAGGAAACGGTAGTAATTCCGGTGCAGGGGTGCTAAGTGATGGCACCGGTCCTATTATTTTAAATAATATTATACCTAGTGGATATATTCCTATAGAAATTATCCCTGTGTTTGACACAGTATATTCTTATAGTTTTGAAAATCAGTTGGCAAACTTATGTCTAGCACAACAGAATTTTGGATTAAGTTTTAACGCAATTACTAGGGCTTGGACAATTATTTCAAATGTTAATTTAAATGTAACAAGTCCTTTTTCTTTATATTATCAAGGAAGTTCAACAGGCGCTAACTTAGATTCAAGCTGGTTAATTGCGTTTACTTGGCAAGGAAATAGATATAAAGTGTTATATAGATACACTAATTATATTTTTGAAAGCGAAAAAGAAACTGGATTTTATATCGACCCATCCGATGTGAATTTCGATTACACTAACAATACAGTAGTGAAAGATAAAATAGATGTTCTTTCATTTAATACAGCACCTGCCTCTTTAGAAAGTCTTAATAAAGATTATTCTTTACAAATAGATAACTATATTATTGAACCAGACGGATATATTGAGCCGTCTAAGATATTGGTTAGCTTTTACGACTATAATAATTCTGGACAAATTTCCGAACCCGACACATTTACAAAAATTGTAGGTAGCTCAAGCAACTTTGTTTATTTTAAAAAAGCCCTTGACGGATTAAGATACCAATTAGTTGATCAAACGGTAACGCCTATTATAGCAACTACATCGACTACTGAAACAGATGTTGTTGATCCGATAGACGGACAATTATATTATTTTAGCAATCCGTCTTTAAATATAATTAAGCTTTATTCTTTACAAGAATATTATGACACCGGATACGGATGGGTATATCAACCGGATTATTTTGCCTACCCTGGTCGTAGCGGATTGAAATTTCACTACATACATAACAGTGGCGAAGAAAGACGGATTGATCCTGGAAAAAGTAATATTATGGATATCTATGTTTTAACCGCCAGCTACAATAATGCTTATAGGAGTTGGTTAAGTACAGGAATAGGTGCCCCTCCGATGCCTCCGACTAGCCAAGAATTAGCAGACAATTTTGATTCAGCATTACAACCAATCAAAACCATAAGCGATGAAATTGTTTACCACCCTGTAAATTATAAAATATTATTTGGCAATACTGCGGATATAAATTTACAAGGAAAATTTAAAGCGGTAAAAAGTCCTAACACTACACTTAGTAACAACGAATTAATTACAAGAATTTTTGTTTCTATTAATTATTTCTTTGCTTTAGAAAATTGGGATTTCGGCCAAACTTTTAATTTTAGTGAGCTAGCGACTTATGTAATGAATAGAATGACTCCAGACATTACTAACTTTGTAATAGTACCAACAATTAATAACTTTGGAAGTTTGTACCAAGTAGCGTGTGCAGG